CCTGCAGTTGGAGTTGCAACATGATAATGAGTTGAATTACCAGGACTGGGAGAACCACCGCATTCATGGTGAGCACTTGCTCCGGCCCCACCTCCTCCTCCACCACCATGTCCTATAATAACAACCTTCCAATAGTGGACTCCTGCTGGAACAGTAATAGTCTGACCAGTTAAATAGGTGTTATCATATTTTACTGCATAATCACTCCAGGCAGTTCTATGACCAACTTTCCAAGCACCACCACTCCTAACATGAACTTTATGGACTTGTTTCCAAGTATAATTATCATAAACCCAGGGATATATTACTGGTTTCCATGCACCATCCTTCCTAACAGATAAAGTCTCTGCTGCCATTATGCTATCTCATACCAGATGTCTCCATTTTCAGGACTGCCAGGTGCAGTTGAACTAACTGTCCTAGCACCCTGACCATTTGTCCCAACTGTATAACCATTCATTGAAATAGTGGTTCCAGTTGTTACTGCCAGAGTTGTGAATGATCCGGTTCCACCTGTAATTGATCCACCTGATATTGCTGCAGTATCTGCAACCAGAGAATCTATATTTGCAGTTCCAGTTATCCATAAATCTGTCCATTCTGCACCAGATGCCCCCAGATCAAGATCTGCACCACTGGGTAGAATATCTGTATCTACTTTTGAAGTGAATGAAACTGTATTGGCATTAGTTGCTCCAAGTGTTACATTACCATTTGCCACTAATGCATCAGTGACATCTGCTCCTGGGACTCCGGCACAACCTGAAACTGATCTTGTTGTTTGACTCAAACTTGTGAGTGGAGCACAAACAATTGGACCAGAATTAATGTGGATTGGTTCAATGACTTTTGCAACTGTATGTGAGGAAGTAATATCTTGAGTAAGATTAGTATCTACAGTAATACTATCTGCCGATGTTTTTGCAGTTACAGTATGAATAGCAGGATTTGCGGCAGTTCCATTTACTCCACTTGCATTTGTAGTGGACCCCGAAACTCGAATCCTGTCACCAACCTGAACTGATTCAAAATATTTTAAATTGGCATCAGTTGATATGGTATTTGAGGAATTGTCTTTACTCAGAAGAATGGCAGTAGATGTGATCCCAGAAACTAACCGGTCCTCAAGTTTTTTTGCCAATGCAGTATCAGCTTTAACCAGTGTTGCATGGAGATTTGTACCCCAGGCAGCGTTGTCTCCCCCGATTTCCGATTTAACAAAATCATAATTATCAGTAAATGTATTTGCCACTTTATTGCTCCGTCCATGTTGTTGAACCTAACGTCTCTTCTGACCAGGTTACAGTTGTTGTTGTCCCATCCTCCCACTCTGTAGTCCCAAAAATACCACTACCATAAATTAAAGTACCATATACTCTTGGGCTAATTGGGTCTTCTGACCAGGTCTCATTCATGTGTAGATATATTTGGGTCGCATATTTAGAGTACCACCAGCATATCTACTTTTCTCATCTGCCAGTTGCAGTTCCTGCATTGATCTTGCATATAAACTATCCCACTGCTGTCCGGCCTGGGGGTCCATCAAATATGGTGAGGCTTGCATTAAAGTTGCGAATAAATAAACATCGGGATGGTCCAATAATAACCAGTTGTTTTCGGAATCTCCCAACCCTGAAAGTGGTGGGATGACTTGGAAATAATTTAGCTGGATGGTGTATGTTGCATCCGGTGTTGGAAGTAGCTGGATCGAATCACCTTCAATAGTCCAGTAACTTGGTTTCCCGGCCTTATCATTTTTTTGTTCCCTGTAATCATCTGATCTATCTGGACTCATGTAGATCAACCGTTTTGGGGGAGAAGTTGAAGGGAGCTCAATATTCGACATTTCCAGAAAGTCTGTTGGCAGACTAATATACTGGGAAGAGATAGACGCCGTACTCCTGGTCATCATATCTCTTGTCCTGAGATTTCGATTAAAGGAGGCTTCTGCAAGAGAAATAAATTCGGGTATTCGGGTAGTTAGATCCGATCTATTTAGCCAATTTGCAACTGCAGTATGTAACTCAGCTTTTGTTGAAATTGCCATTTACGATAAATGTCCTTCCCATGTTTTGAATGCTGAATTTTCAGGTTTATCTAACCATTTGAGTAATCTTTTTTTGTCATGTAGTATCCCACTTTTGGATAAAGCGGCGGCTAAAACCGGGGGTATTTCTGCAACATGCCTGACTTCATTCTTCCTGTCAACAGGTTGCTCTCTGAGGTATTTTGTGTAATCTAATGTTGGTTGGACATCTTGTTGTTTAGTGATATGAAAAGTTCCATCACCATTTTCAGTATGAACAGCAGTAGTCACTCCATCTACTGTTCCCATATTTGTAGTAGCTTTTGGCAAGTCTTTCCATTTCTCTCTCCAGAAAAATTGGTTGGGTTGGTACCCCTCCCGAAAGAGGGGTAGTTTAAGGGTTAAATTAGGTTATGCTGGTTTACAATCCGCAACTAATCCATGGGCTAGTTCATTATCCACCTGCAAACCGCCCTCCCATACGATATATTTTCCGGAGGCGTCGCCCGTTCTCCCGATATCCTTAGTCTCGAAAGCCCGAAGTTGGGCAATCTTCACATACTCGGGATTAATCACCAGGACATCCTTATCACCCCGGATGAAACGGTCAGGAGAAATAGCATATGTTCCGAAATCGCCGATATAGACAGACACGTTAGCCTGTACTTCGTCAGCTTTTGACGGAAGTGCTACAACCTGAGTAGCTGATGCACGACCTCCAAATGTACTAATAACTTGTTTCTCGGCTGAGCTACAAATTATTTGATTTGGAGCATCTCCCGAATTGTCGAAACAGAGTTTCAAGACTGATTTAAGAAGTGTCTCAGACAGGACCCGTTCCGTACCATCACTCCGGGCCGTACTTCCGGTAGCTGCCTGCGCGGCTGTTGGGTTTGTACCACCAGAGTGCTTATCAATATTAGTTGATAATTTAGCTAATATTCCGGCAGTTGAGCGTGCAGTACCTGCTGCACCACTGTTAACAACAGAGTTACCCAACATGAGCTTTTCGACGTCACGTTTTAATGCACGACTCATCAGCGCCATTTGATGTCCGAGGGCATCGGCAACGCCCGCTCGATTAATAGCTGCTTGGGTTCCAGTTACAGCGGCAGACCTAAACATAATCTGGCACTGGTTACTGTTCCTAACAGTGTTATTTGCAGCTGTTGCCGCAATCGTATCTCCCTCTAGCTGGGCCGTCGTGGCTACCGTTGGAAGAGCTTCAGTCTGATGCTCGAATAATGTATTGCTTACTGACCGCTTACCTGCCATCGAGACAAAAGGCGTTTCTTCGGGCGAAATATTATAAATTACCGAAGAAAGATCCTCGCGAATCCCTTTAGCATCATAGGTGTCAAAAGCGTGTACTACTTTCGTCATATTGTCCTTTTATATTAGTATGTTATAGTTTACAACAGTTGTTTAAAAACTTCGGCAGCATCAGACATTTTGCCTGATTTTGCTAACCGAATTTTGGCTTTATGAGCTGAAGTCTGTTTTCTGGGTTGCTCCGGTGCAGAACCTGGTGAAATAGATCTGATTGCTGGAGATGCAGGTTTAAGTTTTACCTTACCTTTACCCTTTAGCCCGCTTGCAACCATTCCATGTCGTAAGGCCTGGACGGCACGTGCATCATATACCTGAGAAACTTCTTCTGAAGAATACCCGAGAGTATTAACGGCGTAATCTCTGATCTGAGCTTTCTCAGCTTGCATAACCTTCTGATCTTGCCACTCCGGTATTGCATCCATTAGCGCCTGGTGTTGCTGGGACAAATGAGTTTTCATATGTTCCTGCTGTTCGTGCTCCTGTTGTTGCCTCATCCTAAATTGTTCCTGATGCAACTCCAGAGTCATCTCTTTTTGTGAACGGAAGTTTTCCTTCTGTTTCATCCACTCAAGAGGGTCTGCTTCGTACAACTGATCCCAATCGGGTTCCACCGGTTGTTGGGAATTCTGTTGCTGGAGCAAATTTTCCACACGCTGTTGATACTGCAACCGTTCCTGTTTTGCAGACTCCTGATCCGCTTGCAGTTGCTTTTTATCTTCAGCAATTGCTTGCGTTTTTTTAGTATAGTCCTGCTGACGTTGATAACCTGCAAGTGCTTCATCCAGGGTGACCTCCATGTCAACACCGTCGAGTTTGACTCGATAGTATTTATCAGGTTCCTGTTCTGCTTCTTCTGGTTCCTCTTCCTCAGTTTCGACTTCTTCAGCTTCGGCTTCTATCTCAGGTTCTTCTGCTTCAACTTCTGCCTCTTCTGGTACTTCTTCCAACTGTTGTTGCTTCTCGGGTTGATCACCGGACAACATAGACTGAAAAACGTTTTCTGCCTGTTGGAGTCCTGTTGCTTCCGCCACTGGTTGCTCCTGTTTAGATTAACTTTTACGTTTCATATTCCGACTGATTGTCGATTTATGAAATTCTCCTTTATCAAGTATAACAGTAAAATGGGCCTTAACCTGTCCTATCGCCCATATTAATTGCCAGAGGATTTCCCTGCCCTTAGAATCTTCCAGGTCAGAATCCTTCCAGGCTTCAATATATTTCTGCTCCATTATCTCAAAAGTTCTCTGGATAAGTGGATCATTAAGCAGCTCTTCTGCTCTCTGGGAATCTTTAAGTTCCTGATCAATTTC